ATCCTGCCAAACGCTTCAAGTCGATCACATTGCTGCGTTCTTCTTGTGGAACATTTTGAACAGTTTTATTACCAGTTACTGCGGTGACTTGTTCAGTGATAACTTTAGAGGTTCTCACAGATCTGTCTTCCAACACTGCTGGTAGATATTTTTCAAAAGCATTTTTCAGACGGGATGTCTGTACACTTTCGAGCAAATTACGCATGGTTTCTGCTTTTTCCCGATTGAGAGGAGCCAACAGCATTTCCAATGTGCTGTCACGCTCATTGGTTTCTTTTAACATACGCACTTCGCGTTCCTTTGCCTCAACTAAGACTTTCGCCTTGCGTGTGAGGTTGATGGCTTCCGCCAACTGACGATCTTTGCGACCCATTTGGTCGTACAACTTGCGGACTTCGGCTTTCTCATTGAGATGAGTTGCACCAAATTCAGTAGCGTATGCTTCAAAGATACGACGTCCAAAATTGTTCTCGCGAGCAACTCGGATGTCTTCGTGTAGTTGTGTAAGTTCAGCTTTAAGATGACGGCTCACAGCATGAGTCATTTTGTCAGCACTTTCTCGGATGAAACGTGCTTTCAATTGCTCAAGTTTTCCACGTGCTTCGCGCACCAGACGTACTTTTGTCTCAACGACATCACGCTTGTCTTGTGCGAATTCTTGAATTTCACGGGCCAATGCATGCACCACGAAGTTTTCTAGTTTTTCTAGGCCTTCATTGTGCTGCTTGCGGTCTTTACGCAGTTCGCCAATTTCTTCAGCAAGTTTAGTGACCATAAAGTTGTTGAACTTTGTAGCCGACTCTTTCATCTTGCCATGGAATTTAACGCGGTCTTCAGCGATAGCTTGCTTTTCAGCAGCAATTGCTGTGACTTCTGCGGTGAGACCTTCTGTAACCATACGATCTAGGGCTTCCACCATTACTGACTTATCGTGCTCATAGCGTTGTGCGAACTCTTCACGTAGTTCCACACGGGCTTGTTCACGAGCTTCATTCAGCTTGGCTTCCCAGGCTTCATTAATCTCTCGACGAGTTTCCTCGGTGATCAAGTTGCTATCTAGCAATGGTTTGATTGCATCTAACATTAGTAGATTCTCCTTAGATTTTGAGATCTTTGATCAGCTTTACAACTTCGCTTCTCAAATACCTCTGCACTTTGTTGTCTTGCCCAGCTTCACGTGCTACCTCTAGCAGTCTATGACCGTACTTCATGTTAATGAGACTTTCATAGATGGCTTTGGGATAAGCATTTGGAGCACTGGGTTGGGCAACCACATCTATAGTGACTATTTCAAAGTCACTTACATGTCCTGTTCTGTCATCAACATTGCCACTACCGCGACTGGAAACACCTAGTTTCACGCCGGATGTTAGCAATGTCTTGATCAATTCTCCCATTGGTGTTGGAAGTATTTTTAATTTTCCACAACCAGCAGTTCCGTCCATCCACATGCCTTCTACACTGTGGCAAACTCGATCCAGATTGATCTTTAGATCTTCTGGATGATCCACTTCACCTAATACTGAATTGCCTTCGCGTATTTGAGTGTTGATGGTGTTGACTGCTTTGTTGATTTCATGCAATGGATATATTCTCTCGTTGGCGTTGCGTTTGTTGCCTTCGATACAAATACCTTTGAGATACAGATGTTTTCCAGTACCATCTGGTCCAGATTCTTCAAGAACCTGGATGTTGGCCTGTGTAAAAGTCAATTGTTCTCTTAGGTATTTCATCAATTATCCACGTGCAACTGGGCTCTTGGTGTTAACACCACTAGCTTGACCCAAGTGTGGCTTGTTAGCTGGCTTGAGGTTTTGTGTGCTCTGCGAAGGTGTATTACCCACACGACCAATCATGTCTTTGGTGGTATTTCTGTAAGCAGGTGTGTCGTGATGACCGCCCATTTCGCCGCCGGCATGTACAGGTTTCACGCTGTTGCCAATTGGGCCTTTTGCGCCTGCGTTTGCAGCTACTGTAGACTTCTTGTTGACGCCGCCTTCTTCACTAGTCACTGGCTTTGGGGCTGCTTTGAGAGTCACTGCTTCCATCATGCCCGGTTGCATTTCACCGGTGTCGTCCATTTCAATGGCGTCGCCACCTTCTTCAGGACCAAACCCGTCGCCGTCACCGCCGCCCATACCGCCCATCATGTCTTCAAACTCAGCCATCAACTGGTCCAGTTTGTCTTCTACATTCATGATGTCGTCTTTGGTGGCTGGCTCGTCTCCGCCCATGTCGTCTCCGCCCATGTCGTCACCGTCGTCAGCTTCGACGTCGTTGATAAACTCATCAGCAGCATCGCCGCCCATTTCATCGTCGCCTTCAGCTTCCATGTTCATGTCAGACTCTTCTTCAGAGTCAACTTCGTCCATCAGCCCTTCTTCAATTTCTTCTTCTTGTTCTTCAGCCATCATATTTTCATAAATCTGGCGGCTCTTTTCCACAATAATATCATGGAAAAGCTCTTGAGCTTTTTGCTCTTCATCATTGATCACGTATTCAATCAATTGTTCAAATCTGTTCATAAGAAAACTCCTATAGGTAAAGTGTGCTGTTATTTACACAGCGAGAGAAATCTATAGTGTTTAAGGGCTGAAAATGACGATAAATTGCAGGATCTGCAGATCGTCCAGCTATCACATGCCCGGTGGTGGTGCAGGTGCTGGTGCATACTGCTGACGCACCAATTTCAATTTGTCTTTGTACTCTACAGTACGAATATCATTCATGCGGCGCAGCTTGTTCAGCTGGCGCAAAGTCAAATGAGTTTTTCGCAGGTCACCCAGTTGAGGCTGGCTGTTGTCCTGATTCAGATCCTGATAGGCTTCGGGCTCTTTGTGAAAAAATTCATTGAGTATCATACAGATATTTATGCAGGGGCGCCTGGTGCAGCACCAGCTGGATTTGCTGGCATAGGTGCGCCTGGTGTCACACCTGGCATGCCCGGAGCAGCAGGCTCCATTCCTGCAATGTCTTGCCCTGTTTCAATGTCTGCTTCCATACCCGATGGCGATATGCCCACACCACGCAAATCTTGTCCGCTGGCGGGTTTTTCTTCCACAGTGTCGTTTTCTTCGCGCCACATTTCTTCGTTTTCTTTGATTTCTTCTTCGGTTAGACCCAAGAAACGTTCCAGCATAAATCGCTTGCTCATGTAAGGCAGCGGCTCTAAACTCTGGAATGCATTGATACGTGTGTTGTCTAGTTCGCTTTGACGGTAACTGGCAAAATTTTGTGGTGGGTTAAACTTGAGAGTAAACAAGCTGGAGTCTATGTTAAACCCACGCCATTTCATAAACATCTTGAATTCGTCATCTAGTTTTTGCACAATTAATGCTTGTAAACGCTCGCAATATTGGTTGAATCTATACTCTTGTATCAAGGCTGTGCCCACTTTTCCGTCGTTCATTGTAGCGCCGCTGTCGTCAGGACCAGTGGGCAAATAGCTGCTGGGCACACGTAGACCACGAGCCATTTTGTTGTTGAAATACTTCAAATCGTCAATTTCGCCCAAGTTTTGACCACCAGCTAAAGTGTCAATACTGCTGCCTCGTCCGTCTGCTGTGACAGGAAAAAAGTAATCTTCGCCCACACTTAATGGGTTATAACTGGCATCCATCATGTTGGTTCCACCACCTGTTATGGTAGGAATACGCCGCTGATGCATTTCGTTTTTGACCCGTTCTACAAACGCCATGGCCAAGTGACTGGGCATATTGCCCACGTCAATTTTAAAGATCCTGCGTTCAGGAGCACGTTGCACACGATAGATCAAGATGGAGTCTTCCAGCAGTTGTTTTTGCTTGAACACCATGTAGATCTGTTCCAGTATGCTTTTGCCAAACGGCCAAAAAACATCCAGGCCTTCGTTCAAACTCATGTGTACCACATGCTTGGCATCTAAACAAACTTCGTTCATGGCCTGCATGAATCTGCTGTTGCCCACGCCACCTCCAGTGCCGCCGTTGGGCATGGTGTAGTTGGAAGATCCGCCCACACTGCCTGTTGTGGGGTTGGTCATGTAGTCTGTTGTGGTTTTAGCTGCCACACTCATGTTTTGAAAATTAGGATTGATGTCACGGATCACATACTGCTCGGGACGTTTGCCTTCGCTTTCGTTCACAATCACACGGGCCAGCTTGCTCATGTCCACCCACATCATTTCAAATGTTTCTGGATCACGTACAAATATTTGATCCCCGTATTTGATGGTGTTGCGGAACAATTTGAATATGCGTTGGTCTAGCTTGTTCAGTTTGACCCATTGCTGTAGCTGTTTCTTGATGATACTGATCTCGTGATCAGTGGGTTTTTCTTTGAAATCCACTTCAAACGGTGTGCCATTTTGCTTG